CGCCTGACCATCGAAGACCTGCAGGCCATCAAGGCCAACTACAGGCTAAAACTCAAAGATTTACGGAGGGCAGCAGCATGAACTGGACACCAATCGATAGCGGTCAGCTGCTGCTTCTGGCCATGGCGGTCTTCGGCGGCTATTCCATTGTCCTGGGGATGGTCGTCAAGGCCAAGCGCAAGCGCGAGGAGGGCGGCCCATGCAACTGAGCAGCGCAAGGAAGGCGTGGCACGATGCTCTGTACATCCCACGGGACAGCCAGGGCGCCGTGATGCAGGAAATGGGGCTCCTCGGTCGCATGATTCAGAAGACCGACAAGCAGCGGAAGGCCGGCCACCAGGCGCACCAGGCAGTCGCCGCCCACATCCAGCGGGCGATCGACACGCTGCCGGCCCACCTGAAGGCGTTCGGCAACCACATGTACAGCCCGATCGCCACGGCAGATGATGCCGATGACGCGCACCAGGCGGTGTTCAGCGTGGCCTATGCAGAAGGCCCGCGCATGTACGCCAAGAAGTTCGAGAAGGCGCGCCTGGTCGCCCTGGGCGTGCTCTACCGGTACCGCCGCATGCACCAAGGCGGGCAGAGCGAAGGCGTGGACCCTTGTCCGTCACCTGAGGGGTTTCGCGCGTGGCTGCTGCACATGCTTGGCCTTGAGTTGAGCAGTGTGGCCTGGGCCCGAGAGTGGGAGGGGTTCATCGAGGCCTGCTTTGCTACCTGTAACGACCTCGACAGAGACGCATTGGTGCCCGTGGCGAGGGCGATTTCAGTGATGCGAGAAGTAGCTTGAAATCGCATCGTTATAACGTATTGACAAAATGCACGGCTGGCTGTAACTTTTCTCCATCGTGACAATTTTGCCTTTGGCAAACATCACCAAAAAGCCCGGCCTTAGCGCTGGGCTTTTTCGTCTCAGCCGAAATTAGCAGGGCGTGAGCAATCAACCTTCTTCCCGCATGGCGCTTTCAATGTGGAGCGGCAGATCGTTGATATAGTCGCTCAGTTCCGTCCGCAAATTGCGGATGCGGCTGTCGGACAGCAACGCGCCGCGAATGTGCAGGATATGGCCGTTCACATGCTGCGTGAACGAGCTGTACTCCCTGATTACTGAATGCGGTATCGATACAGCTTCGACCACCTCGTATGATTCGTTGAAAATTACTGCCACGAGTTCGTCGAAGTCGTTCTTGTCCAAGTTGCGTATAACGCCAAGCTGCCTGGACTTGTTGTCTGCGGTTACCCGGCGCGCTTTGATCTGGATCTTCTTGCCTGCATCCGTCTCTGCGTCATGACCCGCTGACGAGTTTTTGGCAAGCTTCATCGATAGAGCCGAAGCAACCAGCCATTCGGCATAGTCGCCGGTAGGGTTGTTCTTGGTTCTGAGAATTCCGCGGTTTTTGAGCTCGTCGATGACATCGGACTGGAGCTTCAGCAGGTCCTTGATTTCCATGCTGGCAAGATTCATTCGCTATTCCTTCAGGGTCTTTGTGATGGCGAACAGGATCATCTAGCTCACTTGCCAAACCCTTCGCTGGTCGCTTTCAGCCCCGGCTGTCTCCAGCGCTACTACTAAGACAGGGCAACGGTGCGGGGCTAACTTCTCCAACCCAATTCTGCCCGGCCCCTCATTAGGGCCTCAAGCGGACCTTTTCTTCCAGGGACCATCTATGGCCGAACCAGCAAGCACGACTGCCGGCGTCCTGCTGGTGAAGTACGGCGTGATCATTGGCGGCTTCGCTGGAGCGATCCTCTCGCTGACCTTTCTGCGGGGCCTCACGCGAGGCCAGGCGGTCGCCGCCTTCTTCACTGGCTTTGCTTCCGCAATCTTCTGCACCCCGCTTGCCATCAGCTACTTCGGCCTTGGCACAAGCGGAGAAACCCAATACGGCGTGGCCTTTCTTATAGGCCTACTGGCAATGAACATCATCCCAGTCATGAAGTCAGTGGTGAGTCAGTTCGGAGCCAAGGGGGCTACCTGATGAGCTCTACCCTGATTTCCATCCTGATCGGCGCCAATGCGTTCCTGAGCGTGCTGGTGGTGATCGCGGCTTGTGACTATCTCCGGCGCATACGGCCCATGGATCACCCGCTGCTGGCCGTTGCGTTCTACCTAGTAGCCATTGGCGCATTCGGATCCTTCGTCCTGGCCATGAACGCGCATGTGCCCACGGTATACGGCGTTCTCCTCAAGCTGGGCATCGTCCTGTATGCGGTTGCCCGGCGTGGGCATGTGTTCCAGGCCAAATAGCGCGCCACGAATACAGCAAGTGCCATTTCGTGGCGCGCGAGAGGTGTGCCGCAGGCGAGCGCGGCACGAGCGGCCTCACTCAGTCTTGGCCAGCGCCGCTTGGATCTTGTCGGCATATTGCGAAAGCTTGCTCAACTCATTTTCGAGGCTCGTTCCGGTAGGGAGAGTACCGACACGACTCTGGATCAGTTCCAACGCGGCGCCTACAGCAATGGCGCGTTGCGACTGAGGTTTCAACAGGCGGTACGGCTCGTCGCCGACGTTCGAGATTGCTTCAATAGCAGACATCTTCATTCCTTAACTCGGTTGATAGGGTGTTGCTTTCTTAAACATGGGGCGAAAGCGCTGTTATTCAAGTAGGTGGGTCATTTATGACAAGCAAACTACCCGACTGGGAGGCGATCGAACGAGCCTTCCGGGCCGGGGCGCTTTCCATCCGTACCATCGCTGAGCGTCACGATGTCAGCGACACCGCGATCCGGAAGAAGGCCAAGGCTCTTGGGTGGGAGCGGGACCTTTCCGAGCAGGTGCGTAAGGAGGTTCGCAACAAACTGGTTCGCGGCGAGGTTCGCGAAGACCAATGTGCGAACCCTGAGCGGGACGCCGATATCATCGAAGAGGCGGCAGCAGAGGGCGCGCAGGTTGTTCGCAGCCATCGCCGCGACATCCGCAAAGCTGCGAACCTTGCGAACCTGCTGATGGATGATCTACTGCAGACCATCCAGAAGCGCGAAGAGATTGAAGACGCCATCATCGAGGACACAGCGGACGACCAGAGCGGTCTTCGCCGTGGCTCGATGCTTGCCGCTGTCGGCCTGCCCAGCAACGCCAAGACCCTGTTCCAGCTGTCATCGGCTCTGAAGAACCTGCAGGTGCTCGAGCGCCAAGCGTTCAACCTGGATGACGGCGATGGTGGAGGAAAGGGTGCCCAGGTGCCGGAAGGCGCGTTCCCAACTGACCCAGTGGAGGCGGCTAAGGCCTACCAGAAACTGATGGGCTGAAGTCATGCCGATTCCATTCCCGTTCGACTTCCGTAAGCCGGACTACGGGCAGGTATTCCAGTGGCGGGCGGAGCGCCTGCAGCGAATCCGGACGGCGCCCGGCGCTGTTCCGGCTATGAAGGCGTTCTACCGCGACAACCCGGCCCAGTTCATCATCGACTGGGGCATGACGTTTGATCCCCGCAACGTTGAGCGTGGGCTGCCGGCTAGCATTCCCTTCCTACTGTTCCCCAAGCAGGAGGAGTGGGTCGAGTGGTTCATTGAGCGCTGGAGGAACCAAGAGCCTGGCATCACCGAGAAGACCCGCGACATGGGCATGTCCTGGCTGACTGTCGGCTTGGCCAACTCGGTGTGCCTGTTTCATCACGGCGTGGTGGTGGGGTTCGGCTCCCGCAAAGAGGAGTACGTCGACAAGATCGGCTCCCCTAAGAGCCTGTTCTGGAAGGCACGCGAATTCATGCGCCTGCTGCCGAGTGAGTTCCGCGGCGGCTGGGAGGCGAACAAGCACGCCCCGCACATGCGCATCATGTTCCCGGGTACCGACTCGGTCATCACCGGTGAATCAGGCGATGGCATCGGCCGGGGCGACCGCAGCAGCTTCTACATCGTTGACGAGGCAGCGTTCCTAGAGCGCCCGCAGCTAGTCGATGCGTCATTGTCGGCAACCACCAACTGCCGGCAGGACATCTCAACACCAAACGGCATGGGCAACCCATTCGCCCAGCGTCGGCATGGTGGCAAGATCAAGGTGTTCACCTTCCACTGGCGTGACGACCCGCGGAAGGATGACGCCTGGTACGCCAAACAGGTCAACGACCTGGACCCGGTGGTAGTGGCGCAAGAGATCGACATCAACTACTCGGCCTCGGTCGAAGGTGTGGTTATCCCGTCTGCCTGGGTACAGGCCGCCATCGGTGCTCACATCAAGCTCGGCATCCAGCCTACCGGCATGCGCCGGGGCGCCATGGACGTAGCAGATGAGGGCGTCGACAAGAACGCCTTTGCTGGCCGCTATGGCTTCCTTCTGGAGCACCTTGAGTCTTGGTCCGGTAAGGGCGGCGACATCTACGGATCAGTGGTCAAGGCCTTCGCCATCTGTGACGAGAAGGGTTACGAAGGCTTCGACTACGACGCTGACGGCCTGGGTGCTGGTGTGCGGGGTGACGCCCGCGTCATCAACGAGGCCCGGCATGAGGTCGGCAAGCGCCGCGTCGATGACTCGCCATTCCGTGGCTCCGGCCCCGTCTTCGACCCCGAAGGCGAGATGGTCAAGGAGCGCAAGAACAAGGACTACTTTGCAAACGCCAAGGCCCAGGCCTGGTGGGCGCTGCGACTGCGCTTCCAGGCCACCTATCGGGCCGTGGTCGAGGGCATGGAGATCGACCCAGACGAGATCATCAGTATCTCGCCCGACCTGGCCGAGCTCTCGATGCTGACCATGGAGCTATCCCAGCCGACGTACACCATCAACCAGGTGGGCAAGATCGTCATCGACAAAGCCCCTGAGGGCACCAAATCGCCGAACCATGCTGACGCAGTGATGATCTGCTACCAGCCGGCTACCCGAGCACTGGACATCTGGAACAGGTTGGCAGGATGAGCAAACGACATCAGATCAAGGCGCGAGCCGCGAAGGTATCCGCCGCGACCGATGCCGCCCGCAAGTCCTTCATGACTGGCGACAGCTTCGAGAACTTCGCCGCGCGTGTCGGACTCCAGGCGAACAACCAGAACGCTGCGTCGCACTACACCTTCGACCTGGTCAGCCGTAACCGCGTGCAGATGGAGGCCGTGTACCGCTCCAGCTGGATCGCAGGCATGGCGGTTGACCTGGTGGCTCAGGACATGACCCGTTCCGGCATCGAGCTGGTATCGGACATGGAGCCCGAAGAGAAGGACAAGCTGAACCAAGCCTTGGAGCGCCTGCAGATCTGGAACAGCCTGTGCGACAACGTGAAGTGGTCGCGGCTATACGGCGGCTCCATCGCCGTGATGCTGATCGACGGCCAGAACGTCAGCACCCCGCTCAAGCTGGATTCGATTGCTGCCGGGCAGTTCAAGGGCCTGCTGGTCCTTGACCGTTGGGTGGTTCAACCCTCGCTGGAGAACCTTGTTACCGAGTATGGCCCGCACCTGGGCAAGCCGAAGTTCTACACCGTGCTCGCCGACGCGCAGGCCCTGGTCAACCAGACGATCCACTATTCCCGGGTGATCCGGCTGGAGGGCGTGCAGCTTCCGTACTGGCAGCGCATCGCCGAGAACGGCTGGGGGCAGTCGGTGCTGGAGCGGCTGTGGGACCGCCTGATCGCCTTCGACAGCACCAGTTCAGGCACTGCCCAGCTGGTCTACAAGGCCCACCTGCGCACCTACAAGGTCGAGAAGCTCCGCGAGTTGATCGCCATGGGCGGCAAGGCTTTCGAGGCCTTCGTGAAGCAGATGGAGATGATCCGTTTGTACCAGTCGAACGAAGGCATGACCGTCATGGATGCCTCTGACGAGTTCGAATCGCACCAGTACAGCTTCTCCGGCTTGTCCGAGGTACTGCTGAGCTT